GTCCCAAGACTGCTGCAGATCTTGCATTAGTTCAAGGTGCACTACTTGGCGCTGCAGGTTTAACTGGAACAAAACAAATAGGAACCGTAGCCCCAATTACTTGGCAAAACTATTTAGGAAATAAAAAATTAAACAAAGAAGAACAACTAGAGATTAGACTTATGAATCCTGGAAAATCAATATCTTGGTATAAAACATTTGAAAGGCAAATAAGAAAAGAAAGGACAATGAAATTAATTGAAATCAACTATGATAAAAGCATTAACGATAATGACGTTGCTGACGCTTGTGGTATCGGTCACTGGGCTATTAATAATTGGAATAAAGCAATAGGAGTAATGGAATAATGCCAGAGTTAAATGCAAACATACCGCCAATAGAGTGCTATGTCCGTGGAAATTTTTTAAGAGATCAACTAGACAGTCATGATCAGTATTTTCCATGTGTTATTTTTGGTGTTTCAAGTATTAAAAGTAGAAGTCCACTATTTCATTTTTTAATGGAAGATGGTGGAATTTGGTGGAGAATGCCAATTAATGCTTTTTGTACTAAACCAGATGTACCAGAAGAACCGATATATAATTTAGTGTTATGGAATTCTTTTAGTCCACATATTTCTGTAACTAAATTTGAAAATTTAAGTAATATGAAAATGTCTTATTTAGATAGAAATAAAAATAATGTACCTGGAAAATATTTATTTACATTAGACTGGCATAATCCAGAAAGCAATATATTAGATGATGGGTATTCAGAAAGTCCAGGACAACACAAGTGTGGTCATGTTATTGAAAGAGATGACGGCAATTTTGCTATTCAGCCAAATAATCGGGTAAGGTTAAAAGAACCATCCTTTGTAACAAAAAAAGACCTTGTAATACAAAGACTAATCAATACCAATAAGTGGGATGTTGAAAGTTATGATAAGTGGGTCTTAGAAGATTCAAATGCCTATAATTATGATATTAATGAGACTGAGGTTGACAAATAATCCTATGACTGGTAAACTGTATACAAGCGAGGTTTGGCTTCGTAAGAGATATCTTATAGATAAAAAATCTCCACAAGATATTGCCAAAGAGTGCGGGGCAAGCATAGAAACAATCTATGTATACCTTGCAAAATTTGGATTAAGGAAATCAAAGCGATGAGTAATAATTTAAACATTACGGTTGATCAAGTCAACCATCCCTTACACTACACGACTGATCCTAGTGGAGTTGAGTGTATACAAATTACACGTCATCGCAATTTTAATATTGGAAATGCCTTTAAGTATTTGTGGAGAGCAGGACTTAAAGATGAACAAAAAACAATCCAAGATTTAGAAAAAGCAATTTTTTATATTAAAGATGAGATTAATCGTTTAGAAGGAAAATACCATGTCAACTGAAATAGAATTAGTTCAACATTTAGATGAAGTAAACAAAGTAGTTACAGAATATTTAAAGGGTCAAGACCCAACAAAAATATCTAAAGAACTAGACATGCCTAGGACTCGTGTTGTTGCATTAATTAATGAGTGGAAAGTTATGGCATCTGCTAATGATGCAATTCGTGCACGGGCTAAAGAAGCCCTTGCTGGAGCAGACACACACTATAGCAAACTTATTACAAAGGCTTACGAAGTTATTGATGAATCAAGTATGACAAATAATCTTACTGCAAAAACTCAGGCTATTAAACTTGTTATGGATATTGAAAAATCTAGAATTGAAATGCTTCAAAAGGCTGGTTTGTTAGAAAATAAAGAACTTGCCGAAGAGATGGTTCAAATTGAAAAACGACAAGAAGTCCTTGTTGAAATACTTAGAGAGATTGCCTCCACGCATCCAGAAGTTCGTGATTTAATTATGCACAGACTTTCACAAATTGCAAAAGAAGGCGAAGTCATTACGATTGTCCAAGATGTTTAATGATTTTTTAGATGTACTAAAAGAGAATCAGTTTGATGAAAAACCAGTAGATGTTAAAACATTTGTTGAGTCATCTGATTATCTTGGACAACCAACCTTGTCAGACGTTCAATATGACATAGTAGAAGCAATGAGTCAAATATACAAAAAAGAAGATTTACAAGAACTCTATGGCGGAGCAGAAGGAGCAAGGTACTATGAGAAATACACAAAAAATGAAATCATCCTACAACTTGGCAAGGGTAGCGGTAAAGATTTTACCTCTACTGTTGCCTGTGCTTATATTGTCTATAAATTATTATGTCTTAAAGATCCTGCAAGATATTTCGGAAAACCAAGTGGAGATGCAATAGATTTAATTAACGTTGCTATTAATGCTCAACAAGCAAAGAACGTTTTTTTTAAAGGATTTAAGACTAAGATTGAAAAGTCTCCGTGGTTTGCAGGTAAATATTATGCAAAGGCAGATAGCGTAGAGTTTAATAAATCAATTACTGTGTACTCTGGACATTCAGAAAGAGAGTCACACGAAGGTTTAAATTTACTTCTTGCAGTACTTGATGAAATTTCTGGATTTGTTTCTGAAGTTGGAACTGGTAATGAGCAAGGCAAGACTGCAGAAAATATTTATAAAGCATTTCGTGGCTCTGTAGATTCACGTTTTCCAGATCTTGGTAAAGTAGTTCTTCTTTCGTTTCCTCGTTATCAAGGAGACTTTATTTCAAAAAGATATGATGATGTTATTATGGAAAAAGAAACTATTGAAAAGAAACATACCTTTATTATGAATGAAGATTTACCGCATAGTGATCCAGGAAATCAATTTGAAATTAACTGGGATGAGGATCAAATTATTTCTTACAAAATTCCAAGGGTATTGGCATTAAAAAGACCTACATGGGAAGTAAACCCAACAAGAAAGATAGATGATTTTAAACTAGCATTCTATACAGACCTTGGTGATGCCATGATGCGCTTTGCATGTGTTCCAACATTTGCCTCAGATGCCTTCTTTAAACAAAAAGAAAAGTTAGAAAAATGTATGAATACAAGAAACCCAATAGATTTATTTAAAAGGTTTGAAGAAACATTTAAACCAGATCCAGAAAAAATATATTATGTACATGCCGACCTTGCACAAAAACATGACAAGTGTGCTGTTGCTATTGCACATGTCGACAAATGGGTTAACATTCAAGTTATTAAAGACTATGAACAAGTAGCCCCTATAGTTGTTGTCGATGCTGTTGTGTGGTGGGAACCAAAAGCAGAAGGTCCAGTTAACTTATCTGAAGTAAAACAATGGATAGTTAATTTACGTAGAGAAGGTTTTAATCTTGGAATGGTTTCTTTTGACCGTTGGCAATCTTTTGATATTCAAAATGAGTTACAGGCTGTTGGTATTAGAACAGAAACTGTTTCGGTTGCCAAAAAACACTACGAAGATTTAGCAATGATGATTTATGAAGAACGAGTAGCAATTCCTATGATTCCATTATTGTTAGAAGAAATGTCAGAATTAAAAATTATGAAGGGCAACAGAGTAGATCACCCTCGTAAAAAATCCAAGGACTTAGCGGATGCGGTCTGTGGAGCGGTATTTGGGGCAATATCTCATACCCCAAAAAATAATAATACAGAAATTGAGGTCCATACTTGGAGTTCTGCAACTCGACTTGCAGAGAAACAACAACGTATGGTAGAATTAGATAATCGGGAAATGCCTAACGATGTTAAGGATTTTCTGGATAACTTAAACTTAATATAAACTAACAAGGAGAATAATGAATTCATTTAAGAAACTTGCCACAGTCTTGGCTGCAGCCTTGACACTTGGCGTGATGTCGGCACTTCCGACACATGCTACAGTATATGCTGACGTTGTCACCATTGATGCCGTAGCAGATACGATTAATCTTGGTGAGACTGCAACTGCAGTAGTATCAGTATCATTTTTGGGAACAAGTATTGGAGATACCGTTTCGGTAATATCTGCAGTACTATCTGCCCCATCTACTGCTAGCGTTCCACAGTTTGCCGTTACAGAAACATCTAGCGCAACAGTGGCACTATCAGCAGACACAAAAACAGCAGCAGTATCTCCAGCAACTAATACTTCTGGTTATGTTACTGCAAAGTTGACATCATCATTTTATGTGCCTACCGTCGCTGGATCATATGTAGTTAGATTTATTCCTACATTGACTAGCGCATCTGGTTCAGTTACATCTGCTGCCATTACATGGACAGTTACTGTTACCGCTCCAGACCTTAAGGCATCAACTGCTTATACAACATCTTTTATTAATACTGGAGAAACAATTTCAGCAACAACAGATGCTACTGTATATGCTTCAAAAACAGTCTCATCTGATGCAGCAGCAATTATTGTTTTAACTCAAAAGAATGCTGTTAATGCTTCTGCTTCAGAATCTGTTACAGCAACAATTTCAGGAGCGGGTATGTTAGGGTATGGTACAAACCATACAACAATTAACGGTCTTGGTAGATCATTAGTTGTACCTGCAGGAAACTACATTGGAGTATTCTCTGATGGAACATCTGGCGTAGGAACAATTACTCTTACTTCACAATCTGGAGCATTGTTAGCAACAGAGAAAGTAACATTTTATGGTGACATTGCCAAAATTGTTACAACTGTAAAGAAGCCAGCAATTGCTGTAGGTTCTAACGCAGACGCAATTTCTGCCGTAGCATATGATGCTGCTGGCGTAGTTGTAGGAGCAGGAACACTAACAGTTACTTCAAATGATATTACAGTAATCAGCAACTCAGCAACAACTGCTTCTATCTCTAATGGTGCAGCGTTGTTTTCTTTGGCTGGTGTTAAGACTGGTTCAGCAGGTGTAGTAGTAAAAAGTGGAACAATCTCTGCAGACACAGTTACTGTGCGTGTAGAGGCTGCCGTTGCTTCTATTAAGTTGGCTTTTGATAAAGCAAACTATGTAGCAGGAGAGCAAGCCACAATTACTCTTTCACCAGTTGATGCAACAGGTGCAGTATTGTCTGGAAAGACATATGCTAGCCTACTTGCTTCTACAGGAATTACTACAAGTTATTCCTTTGGTGGATCAAGCGAT